TTTTTACTTAAGTCATCAATTGCTGCTGCGTTAGATGGTATTGTTAGAACACTAAACCCATACTCATTTAATACTGCCTGAATGTAAGCATTTATCCAAATTGGTGGAAAAGGTAAATTTACTACATCTTTTGGCATTTTACTCTACCCCCACATTAATGTTTGTAATCCAACGATAGCCAACTTCTCTACCCTTTGATTTTCCAAGATTTGATCCTGCTCTTAAATTCTTTTTATATACTGTTGGATTGCTTAAATGATCATAAATTCCAGATGCTCTTAAAAATGTTTGTTTAAAATAATAATTCATAAAGTTGTCAAATGTTTTTTCATAAGAGCCTTGAACCCAGTCTCCTCCAGGATTTGAAACATTGACTGGATTTTTTGTAAAAACTTGTTCTCCGCCAACATCAAAAGAAAGAACTGAGGCATTTCTTGGTTTAATTACAACTGGTTGACCGTACTCCATAATTCTTGCTTTGTTATAAAATGGAACCAGAGAACCCTGTTTGATTGATGTTGATTGTTTAAAATCAGACTTAATGGATAGTCCAAGATTGCTTACGGTATGGGTAACTTCAAAAAGTCTTTTAGATGCCATTCCAACTTTGCCCCATTCATAAACGTGATGCATAGACATTGGATCCATTTTTGCATTTGCATCAACAAACATCTTTAATGCCTCTACTGTTTCTTTTCCTAAGTTATTTAAAAATACTGTTTTTCCTTTTTCTACTCCATCAAAAAATCCAAAAGAATAATCAACAATATTATTCATTTTTTTCATGAATTTTTTATCATCGAATTTAACTTGCATTAGTCAGTCCCACTTTGATTTTCTGTTCTTCGCAAAACAACTTTATAATACTCTACTGTACCAAAAGGGTTTACAACTGGATCATAAGTAGCAATTTCATAAATTGTACCTTTTCCAGAACGCTCTCCAGAAGTTTCTTCATATATAAGTTCGTCCGTACTGTTTCTTATGTTTGTAATAATAATGTTTGTAAGTGAGTTATTTTCTTTATTTGTTGATTTGCGAATGTCATTTTTAATTCTTCCAATAAGCATGTTTTCATTTTTTGTAAAAACCTTTGCTTTAATATCTTCTGCTAATGCTGTTCCACCTGGAGTAAAATTAACAATAACACTTTTATCAAAAATCCAATTCTTTAAACCAGAACCATACATATCACGTTGAATAGTTGGATAGTAGATATCAGCAATCATTGGGTACATAAAATCTGTTGCTTCGCATGACATTACAAAACTCCGATTTTAACTCTGGAATCCGCTATGTACTTTGAAAGAATTTTGTCAACTAAAAGATTGCCAGTACCATCCAATATTGATTTATGAAACTGAAGTTTAAATTGATCTGTATTGTAACTAGTTACATATCTCTTGTAGTAGTCTAACTTGCCACAACGAATGTCATCTATAAGCATTAATGTTGCTTCTTTAATGTCAAGAGGAACTACTTTAAATCCCGTTTCTAAAACAAAAGTAAAATCTGATTGGTTGTCAAAGGAGTTGCCATAGCCGATTGGTCCAAGCCAGTCTGACTGGGCAGTTGGTAAAAACAAAGGAGCCTGCTCTGATCTGTTATATTCTTCTCCTGGCAAATCTTTAATAACCGCAGTTCCATTATCACTTAATTTAAAAGTAATTCCAAAAATTGCTGGGGTTGCTAGACTACTATCATAGTGAAGAATGTTATCTTGATATACCTTTAAAACTTTATGGCTTTTATAATTTATTGGAGCATAGTCAGTTCCAAGTCCTACATACTCAATTGTTTTCTTTTTATAATAGAACCCTTCTTCAAGAACTGCATCAATAATAGATCTTGCTAAAAATTCTTGTTTTTTATATTCTGCAATTTCAGTTGCTGTGGTTGCTAAATCATTTGGATCAGCATATGGTCTGTAAATTTCAAGACCATCTTGAACAACTATGTCAGCGCCTGATCCGCTTTCGGCTTCATAGATTGTGAGGGTATAAGATCCATCATATTTTACGTAATCGTCATCTAAAACATAAGATACTTTTTTGTTGGCATTCGAAGTAACTTCTTCTTCAATTTCTGTAAAATCTGGGCTTTCTATAACTATTAAATAATCAGCATAAGCATTTGGAACATCATAGGTAATTGTAATTGGGTATGGTGGAAGTCTTAATACTTGCATTATTTAATACCATAGTGCTTTGCAAGTTCTAAAGCGCTAGCCTCTCTAACTGATTTGTGTTGTAGGTAGATATCAAGAAATTCTGTTTTAACAATATTGTATCCTCTATCTATGTGTCCGTATGTATCAAAATAAAGGTTTTTATCAGAGTAAATAACTGCCTGACTGTTTTGTTCTTTTACTTCAACAATTTTTTCTTGAGTTGTTTTTTTTGCAGTTGACATTTTACTCCTTTGGTATTATTATATCAGATTTAATTAAAAAGGGCAGAGAACGAATCCCCTGCCCTAAATAATTGCTTAATGATTAGGAAGCAGCAATGTCCTTATAGGCAATTGCGTCTTCTTCTTCAATTTGAACACCAAAACGTACGAATACGGTGTATTCAATTGTATCTTTCTTTGGAACATATTGACGATTGACGGTAATATCCCGTTGGAATCCCCAAATACGGTTCTGTGGGAAGGTAAGATCGACATAATCTGCTGGGTAGTAAGGAACTTCCATTACGTCAACGCCAAGTACACGAGTGGTACGGGCTCCTCCGAATGTCTGTCCTACGCCATCAAGATAGTCTTGACGATTTGCTTGTGTGCTACCGTTACGACTTGAGAAAGCCTCAGAGATAGCATCTGCAAGAGTACCGTTGTTGCGTACGATGCTTTGGAAAACATCTGTACCTGCATAGAACTTAAGATTGTTCTTAAGTGCACGATACTTACGTGGCATTGCATTAATAATGCCTTGCATAACTGGGGTTGTCCAGTTATCGGATACAACTGCTGGAAGAACTGAATCGTGTGCGTGACCGTTTCCGCTTCCTGTTGTAATTTTGTTAACAAAGCCATCCATAATAGAAAGGAAGTTTCCTGTTGCACCATCTCCGTTAATAGCCAAGTCTTCGATATCATTACCGAATGCGTTGGTCATCAAACGAACAAGATGATCTTCAAGAGCAGCACCTTCAATATTATCTTCTAGACCTTCTGATGTAACTTCCCAATCAAGACGAATCTTTTTGGTTGTTAATTCTACTTTAGAAAAAGTAGCACCAGCGTTTGTATATGCACCACTGCCTTGAGCAGCAGCACGAATTACACGCTCACCAACGTTAACTTTTTCAAGTTCCATTGTATTTGCTCGCATTGTAACTCTGCGTCCGTCTTTCGCAAGAACAGTTGCATCCCAAACATAGTCAATAAATTGACGAGCCTGTTCAGGTCGTAGAATTCCGCTACCTGCTGCACCCGAAGGATTTACAGCGTTTGCTCCGGATGTGACTCCAGAAAGAGCGGTAGGAATATTTCCCAAGATTCCTGATGCTGGAGTTGATACTCCACCAATTCCACCGGAGGCAAATCCACCCTCAGCGTTATAAGCGCCTGGGACGGAAACTCCTGGTTGATTTTTAATGATTTCTTCTGACATATTGTTCACCTCCAAGTGAATTTCTACTTAAACAGGTCGGAGTCTGTGAGGAACCGTCCGCCCCATATTGATTTTTGAACCATTTCTGGCTCCTGAACAATCTCACCGAGATCGCCAGACTTGCGGAAAGCGGTGTCTTGCTCTACAGCATCCACTCTCTTTCCAAATACATCGTAAGCATCCTTAACTTCTTTAACCTCACCGGAAATGTTTTGGATTGACTTACTTAGATCAGCAATTTGAGCCTGTAGGTTTAATACAGTCTCATCATTTAATGATTTAACCATTGCTGTTAGATCGCCAAAGGCATTAGCAAGAGTATTCTTGATTTCAGCAATTGCTTCAACTGCAGTGTCATCAGATTTAGCGATCTCTTCTGTTTTTTCAACAGTCTCGACAACTTCTTCTGATTTAACAATCTCAGTTTCAACAACTGCTTCATTTGTTTCAACTGCAACAGTTTCTGCAACTTCAGCATCTACGCTTTTAGTTACAACTGTCTCAGTTGCCTCTGGTACGACCTCAACATTATCAACAACGTTTGTTGTCTCTTCTGTCATAGGACTTACCTCCTTTTGCATCTTAATTGCACTAATGCCTTTTGCACTATCAACTAAGAACTTTACCATTTTATCTTTGTCTGTATCAGACTTTTCAACAAAACCTATATTTTTCATTTGATTTCCATTTGTTGGACTTGTTTCATGATCTTTATCTGAAATCATAACAAGACCAGATTCTTTATCCCAGAAAACATTTTCAACTGCTAGGTCTGCAATATCGCCTTTAATAACATTTACGCCATTAACTTTTTCAATTGACACAACACTAGCAAATTGATTTGCTGGACTATCAACTAAAGATAGTTCAAAAAGATCATATTCTTTAATAATTCTAATTGGCTTACTTACTTCTTCATCAAAACCATCATCCCATTTATTCATAATTCCACCAATCGAAAATGCTGAAAGAGTTCCATCCAATACCTTTTCCCATGTATTCTGTGCACCTTTTGATACGTAGGCTGAAACAAAAACTCCTGAGTAAAACTTCTTTGACTCTGGATCAAAATATTTATCTTCTTTAAATGAAACCATTTTTCCAACAGCAGATGGTTGGTGCATTTCACGAATATTTCCTTTAAAATTAGAAAAAGCCTTCATACTGGCTTCTGCTGTTACAATATCGTTTTGTCTATCTAAATTATCTAGTGTTGCAAAACCAGAAACGATTCTACGTTCTTGATCAATCTTTGAAATAGGCATGGACAATCTAAGGTTGTTGCCCTCAGAATTCCAATGCGCTTTATTGATAATCATATCCCTACCATTATATCAACTATTTTATTACTTTTTTTAAAAACTACTGAGAAGATCTTCCTTCTCCTTGAGCATTTCTTCCAGAGACAGTTGATGGACTATCAGAGTTATTATTTACTCTTTCTGAATCTCTTTCTCTATTCCCTGCTAAATTTGCTCTAGCGTCTGTTGCCTGTCTTGGACTCATTTCAAATGGAGTATCTCCATCTTTAATTTGTGGCAATCCTAGTTTTTCTCTTGCTTCATTTGGCATCATGACTTGAGTTTTAACATAACGCTCAAGAATTTGTGATTGTGAGATCTCATCTGTAAGTGTGAGTTCATTAAACTTAAGTTCAAGAATATCTGTTTTTTCACGAATAATTTTGCTAACAAGTTTTGCAATCTCATTCTGTGCAGGACGTGAAACTTGCTCTTTAAAAGTACGATCTTGTGCAAGTGCGTTAGCAATTGAACCAGAATCTCCACCACCTAATTTAGACAATGGCACTTGGTGGGCCACCAAAATATCGTTTCTGTTTTGAAGTCTGTATTCTTTAAAAGATCCTTCTTGAACGCCATTTTCAATTGGCTTCATGTCAAACTCAACCTTATTATTTTCAGTATCTCCTGGAAGCGGAATATACAAAGTTCTGTGAGATTGACCTTTTAATCCAGTTTGTAAGAATCTAAACATTTTGTCTTCTGCGTCTGCACTTAACTTAGCACCTTTAAGTGTAATGATATATCTTGGGACT